AATGAGTAAGGACGGGAAATTAGTAGACAAAAGATTATTTGAAAAGTGTGTAGAGTATTATAAAGAATCTGCAGCTAGTGACTTAATCAATGTTGTCTATGATACCTGTACTGTCAATGAAATGTGTGCTACAATTCATTATGAATTGGAAAGATACAAAAAACCTGATGGTACATTTCCTAATATGCTTGTTACAATAGATCACTCTGCTTTATTTAAAAATGATGTAGGACAGAAAGACAAATTTGAAATGTTGGGTGCATTAGGTGAAGCCTTGACCTATATGAAAAAAAACTACCCTGTAGCATTTGTTGTTCTAAGTCAGTTAAATAGAAATATAGATGATACTAAAAGACAAATAGAAGCAACTTATGGTAATTATGTATTAGATTCTGATATCTATGGTTCTGATGCTTTATTACAGCATGCTGATGTAGTTATGGGTATTAATAAACCTTCTATAAGAAAAATAAAGAAATATGGTCCTGAAAAGTTCTTGATTGAAGATCCGGATACACTTGTGTTTCACTTTCTAAAATCTAGAAATGGTATGACCAGAATCAGTTTCTTTAAGCTTGATAGAACTACTATGAGAATAGTAGAAATACCTACTCCTGCTAGGGAGACTACACAAAAAATCTCTGTAAATTAATAAATAAATATGAATAGAAAAGAAAAAGAAAGAGAGTTCTATATGCAACATATGGATGCTTTCAAAGCAATTGGATTAGCAGATCCATTTTTTACTATTAAGACTGCCTTTTTTAAGAAAGGTAAGTTTGGAAAACAATCTCAGTTTTTTGAATGGGAATTAAAGAAAGGAGAGGATATCTACATTGAGTTTTATGAAAACGTGTATGATGGAACAGGAAAGAATACAAATATTGTTCCTGCAACAGAAGACAGACCTTTATTTAAACTTAAGTATAATCCTTTCTATCATGAGGAGTATGATGTTACTGAAACTGTAGATGCTGATGGAAAAGTAGATAGAAAATATCTTGTTCCTGTAACGGAAATGGTTGCTGTATTACCTAGTGGTCAAGAAATTAGTTATTCTCTTTTTGAAAAAAGAAAAGAAGAATCTAAACTTGAGGTACCACAATTACAGAAATCATTAAGTATATTTCCTGATTTTGAAGAAGAATTTGGAAGAAGAGAAGAAGCTGTAACAGCACCTGGTTCTGATTTTGACATTGACAAAGATGCTGACACAAGTACATTAGCAAACATTTCTTTAAGAGATTTTGCTGCTATTATGTTAGTAAGACCTGTAAGTGATAAACAATGGTTAAATGATCTGATTAAACAAGCAAAAAGTGAAATATGAGTATAGTACTTCCAACTAAAAAAGTCAAAGCAGAAAGAGTGAATCCCAAGAGAATTGTGATTTATTCTAAGCCGAAGACTGGTAAGACAACTGCATATGCAGGTCTTGATAATAATCTGATTCTTGATTTGGAGAATGGTACTGATTATGTAGAAGCATTAAAAGTAAAAATTAGTAGTTTACAAGAGTTGTTGGATACTGGTAAAGCAATCAAAGCTGCAGGTAATCCATACAAGTTTGTTACTATAGATACTGTTACTGCTTTAGAAGATATGATCATGCCACTGGCTATTAAACTTTACAGAGCTACACCTATGGGTAAGAACTTTGATGGAGATACAGTAGTCACTCTTCCTAACGGTGCAGGTTATTTATATATAAGACAAGCATTCTTTCAAGTTTTAGATTTTATTGATACCTTAGCACCCACAATTATTTTATCTGGTCATATTAAGGATAAAGTAGTTGATGATAAAGGGGAAATGGTTATGTCTGCAAACATTGACCTGACGGGTAAGATTAAATCTTTAATTTGTGCAAATGCAGATGCAATTGGTTACATGTACAGAAAAGGTAATAAAACTATTTTGTCTTTCAAGACAAATGAAGAAGTTACTTGTGGTGCAAGACCAGAGCATTTACGTAATGAAGAAATAGTAATTTCTGAGATGATTGATGGTGTTCTAAAGACATCATGGGAAAAAGTTTTTGTTTAATAATTTATAAAAAAAGTAAAGTAAAATGGCTTTAAGTACAGAAGATTTAGGTACCGGTGGATCCGGTCTACCAAAAACAATTAGTCCAGGTAACAAAGTATTAAAAATTAATCATGTTGAACTAGAAGATTTTAAGTTCATTGATAATGCAAAACATCTTATTCTACATGTAGAAACTGAACCTATTGAAGGTTTTGAAGGTTTTGCTCTTGATAAAGATAATCCTGAGAGAGGACACTTTAAAGGTCAAATTGGTAGAGTTAAAGCTTCTCAATATGCATATGCAGATGGTGAGACTAAAACTGGTATCAAGATTCAAAGAGATAGATCTATTTTGATCTTTTTACAGAATCTTTGTAAAACAATGGGTCTTAATGAGTGGATGCAAGCTCAACACAACAAACATGATACTATTGAAGACTTTATAGATGCATTTAATCAAACTGCACCTATCAAAGATATTTATTTAGAATTCTGTGTTGCAGGTAAAGAGTATGTGGGTAAAACTGGTTATACTAATTATGACATGTGGTTGCCAAAAGCAGAAAATGGTAAGTATGCATTTGGTGAAGTTGAAGAAGGTAAAGTTATTACTTACAATGAAGCAAAACATTTGAAAAAACTCGAGACTAAAGAAGTTAAGAATTTTGGAGATGATGATGATTTTAGTACACCTAGTAAAACTTCTACTGATTTCTCTTTAGATTAAATAAAATTTAAGGGGGAGTCATAGTGGTTCCCCCTAATTTTTAAAACTTTAGAGTATGATTTCTACAAAAGCAATAATTTCTGATTTAAACGATATTCCTAGAGAATGGGTTTTTGAGCACTATTTAAAACTTACTGAAAGGTTATGTGGTCAAAGTCTAAAAATCAAATCAGCATTTAATACAAGTGACAAAGTACCTTCTATGTGTATATATACAGATAGTAAAGGTCACTACAAGTTTAAAGATTTTTCTTCAGGCTATGGTGGTGATGGATTAAATCTTGTAATGCATCTGTATAATCTTGATAGTAGAGGTAAAGCTTCTTTTAGAATAATGGATGATTATAACATATATGTTTCTAATAACACTTATGTACCTATTGATTATAAACCTCAAAGTAAATATGTTGTTTCAGATTATGAAATGAGACACTGGAATACATTAGACCAAGCATATTGGAAAAACTTCAAGTTATCTTCCTCTATATTAGAAGGTCATAATGTCTATCCACTGTCTTTTTATACTATGATTAAGGAAGATGATGAAGGACGTATATTAGATACAGTAAACATCAAAGTTAACTTTATCTATGGTTATTTTCGACAAGATGGTACTTTGTATAAGATCTATATTCCAAAGAACAAAGATAACAAGTTCATTAAAGTACATGATTACATACAGGGTTCTGATCAACTTCAGTTTAAGTCTAAGTATCTGATAATTACTTCTTCTCTAAAAGATTTAATGTGTTTCAAAAAATTAGGAATTAGTGGTATTGAATCTATTTCTCCAGATAGTGAGAATAGTGTGATACCAGAAAATTTTATGAAACCTCTTCTAGATAAGTATCAAAAGATCATTGTATTGTTTGATAATGATGAGCCGGGACTAAAGTCTGCTCAGAAATATAAAAGCAAGTATGGTTTTGAGTATATAAATTTAGATATGTCTAAAGATTTATCAGATTCAGTAAGAGATCATGGTATTGAAGCTGTGAGAGATAGATTATTTCCACTATTAAAACAAACCTTATGAGTTGGATTTATCAAGGTAAAGAGTTTGTAGAGATGGACATCCCTGAAGGAGGTGTTGGATTTATCTACATGATGACTGCTATCGTAGATGGTAAGTCTGTTGCATATATTGGTAAGAAGAACTTCTTTGCTAATATTAAGAGACCTCTTGGAAAAAAAGCTCTAGCAATGTCCACGGACAAGAGACTTAAGAAGTACAAGAGAGAGTTAAAACCAGACTTTATGAGATATTACAGTAGTAATAAGATTCTTAAAGATGCTCACAAAGCTGGAGTAACTATCAAAAGAGAGATTCTTAGAATATGTCATTCTCAAATGGAGTTGACTTATCAAGAGACAAAGTACCAATTTCAATATGAGGTGCTTGAAAAAGAAGAATACCTAAATGGAAACATATTAGGAAGGTTTTACAAAATCAAATAATTATGACAGAATTAGAATTAACAAGCCTCCTGTTTCAGTTGGCTGATCTTGGTATTACTGGTGTTAAAGTACATTATGATGGTGGAGGAGACTCCGGTTCCATAGAATGGATTGGATATACAACAGAAAAATGTGATACACCAGAAGATGTAAATGATACTGTAGAGGTTTGGGATAATGATACAAATTTAGCTACTTTGGATTCAAGTGCTTATGCTTTAATTGAAGATTTTGCACAAGAAAAACTTTTAAATGATATAGAAGACTGGTGGAATAATGAAGGTGGTTTTGGAGATTT